GCAAAATATATCTACTGGAAGAATAGTTGTTAGCTTCACTAAAATAGAAGAAGAATTAAAAGAAGCTTTGCCAAAGAAAAACAAAGACCTTTAGCGGCGTGGCCTTCGCTGGCTGAACCTTTCTAGAAGGGTAACCTGAAATGAAACTGCTTATATTAGCTCTCGCACTTTCAACTCTAAATGCATCCCCACGTAAAATATGTACTCACGGATGCGCCTCGAAAGCTTGCAAAAAGGCCAACTGTGGGGATAAATGCAAGGCCAGCCCAATTTAATTTGTGCATTCAAACATAACGATTCCCGCGGCTCCATTGCCCCCGGAGAGTGAAGAACTTGGGCCACCAGCACCACCGCCGCCTGATCCAGTGTTTACTATCGCGGAGCCGCCTACTACGTTTGCGCCGCCAACACCTGCTCCACCAAGGAATGTTGCCGATCCATTCCCGCCGATCAAACTGACTACCCCCCAATTACCGGGGGTGCCTGCACCGTTTATATCTCCATTCGTACTGACCGCTGCAGCCGTTCCCGGCGTTGCAATCGCTCCCGCTTGAGTACTGCCGCCACCGCCACCATTAGCTGTTACTGTTGTGATGGTCTGTGTGCCCGATGCGATAGACGAAGCAGTGCCTGCGCTTCCATTTGCTCCTGCACTGCCAGCGCCAGCCGCCCCGACTGTGACTGTAATAGTGCTGCCTATCGTCAGCCCCGAGAGATTCTTTACAGCGTAGCCACCACTAGCGCCACCACCGCCGTTGTTTGCAGAAGTAGCTCCACCACCACCACCACCACCGCCGACAAGAGTCGCTAATTCTGAAGAGCAGACAATCGTATGCGTGCCGCTGGAAGTGAATTTGATTAAATTTAAACTCCCAACAGCGAGTGTTCCCGTTGCCGCTGGTAGGGTTATAGTTCCTGATGCCGTGGCACTCGCTTTGAGAATAGTGCTGCCTGAAGTAGATCCGCTGAAGGTCGCACCCGAGCCGCCGATTGTGGGCGCTGTTAGCGATGAATTCACAGACGACTGATTTACGAGAGCGCCAGAGAAGGTGAACTGATCGCTGGTGTTTTTGCACAGCTGAATGTTGCCGCTGTTGGCATTGTTGCGCCAGTCAATGCAATCCGTGGACGCCAGCTTAATCTGTCCGACATTCGCTGGGTTGGCGCTGGAGCTGGTGAGCGATCCTGCAACAACGGGTGAAGTTGGCGGCAGCGGCAGATTCTTGACGGTGAGCGTGGTGATGCCGCTGCCGCTGACCTGCAGATCGTAATTCAGGCCAGCAGCGGCGCAGAAACCGAAGTTGCCATGCGCGTCAGTGGTTACGGTTGGACTGCCGCTGAGCGGAGTGCCGAGCGTGGGATCGGTAAAAAGCGAAGCCGCTGGAGTGCAGGGCGTTCCGGTTGATCCAGCCTGGCAGACGCGGACAGATGCGCCATTGGCCGGACGTCCGGTATCGAGCAGCACAACGCCCGCTGGATAACAGGAACCCTGGGCGAAGGAAATCGCAGGTAATGCCAAAATTGCTAAAAGTATGAATTTGCGAATCATGGTTTATTGCCCTAAAAATTCAAGTCTTGCGTGGACGGAGTACTTCATTGCCGTTGCGCCGCTGCTGACGTATCCGGTTGAGGCTATCGCAATGGAATTGCCGCCGGTCACGTGAATGATGGCTCTGTTTTGCGACCCCACCAGTCCGACTGTGTTTGCGGTGCTGGTATTGGTAGCCAGGGTAGATTGCGCGATCCCAGTTTCGGTGTCAGTCCAAAAGACAGCGCATGATGGAAGCGTTGAAGAAGTCGTCGCGGCAGTTGTGACTACCGTGTAACAGGTGACCCTGTAGAAGCCGCCGCCGTTTGATGGAGTGGCATAAAGTGTGGTTGATCCGAGATTAGCTGAAAGTGCGGTTTTATCAACTTGTCCAGATGGAATCCCACACGGGCCAACCTGCACGTCCTTCATCGTCTTTGTCGTGACGCCATTGCCGCTGACCTGGATGTCGTATTTTCCGCAGAGAGCGTAAAAGTTGTAATTGCCCTGCTGGTCCGTCTGAAGTCCGGGCTGCGTGATGGCCGAGGCCAATCCGGAATCGCTGAAGATGGACGCGGTGGGCGTGCATGGCGTTCCCGTGGATCCGGACGAGCACACGCGGATGCCGATGCCCTGCGCGGGACGCCCGGTATCGAGCGTGGCCACGTTGTCATAGCGGACGCCCTGGGCGAAGGCACACGCGCTGCAAATAAGCAGAGCGGCAAGAATAATGATTTTTTTCATAAGCCAACTATCTCCTGCGCTGGTAGTCAATGGCCCCGGCAATAGATGCCTGGCGGTTTTTCTCCATCGCTTTCTGGATGCCCCGCATGATTGCCACTTCTGAGCCTGGTGCGGCACCGCGGGCATCGATATTGAATATCTGGGTGCTACCTCCGAGCTTGCCATTGGGGATGATGGTGCCGGAGCTATGCGGCACAAAGAGTTCCGGGCCCTGTTCGCCGACCAGCGAAGGTTGGCCCACGGGAGGAATGCCGCCATCGGCAAAACCTTCTAAAAAACCGTCTGAGAACCCAATAGGGCCAAGACCCGCAGAGGAACCTGCGGCACTGCCACCACCAACACCAAACAATTTTGCCAACACACCGGGAAACCCGCCTGCGCCCGATGATCCGCCGTTGAAGAAGTTTTCCAGCGGCTTAAGCAGCGTGGCTTCGAGAACAATTTTTTCCAAATCTTGAAGCAGCGAAATGAGAACATCATGCAACGACTTTCCGTTTATGACCATGTTCTCAATTTCCGTGGATAGGTCCTTGCCGAACTCGGCCGATGCCTGTTGTAGCTTCTGGAAATCTGGATTGGCCTTGAGCAGTTCGGTATCAAGCGCCTTAACTACATCGGGATAGTCTTTGTATTTATCCAGCAGCGGAATGATTTCCGCCTGGAGCACCTGAAATTTCTGCGTGGGCGTGAGCAGGTCTTCCATGGCCTGCGTGAGCAGCTTGCCCTGGGCTGCCGCATCTTTCATGGTGTTACCGTTCACATTGTCAGACTGCGATCCCATGAAAGCGGCCAGCGTGCCGGCGAGCTGCGGAGTTCCGGCGCCGAGTCCGGCGGTCAAGCTTGTAGGAAGCGAACTGCCTTTTGTTCCCAGTGACAGCGTACTGTCTTTGATGGCTTTAACTGACAAGTCCAGGTCCTGCTGCTGGAGGGTTCTCCGCTGCTGAACGCCCTGGGCGGCGATATCCGTCAATTCCTTCTGGTAAGTGGTATACAGCGTGACCTGTTGCGCCTGAAGCTGCTCGATTTCCTTGACGTTGCGGTCCGGATCCTGTTCCAGAAGCGCGAGCTTATCTTCTAGCGCTTTTTCATCGATGGCATAGCGCTCAGTGGCGTTGGTGCGCAGGTCAATGAGCTCCTGATCGATATTGATGTGCTGCGCGTCATAGGCTTTCTGGATGCGGTCTTTTTCGAGGGCCAGAATTGCGTCGTTTACTTCCTGCCAGTTGGACACGCGATCGACGCCGAGGCCGCGTTCGTAGACGGACAGGCTATCTTCCGCGGATTTTATTTGAGCAGTGTCATCGTCGATTTGCTTTTGCAGCGCGTCGATTTCAGACTTATGGGCCTGCACAAATTTAGCGTAAGCGGATTGCGATGAATCGCTCAGTCCTGTCTTATTGCTGGCGCTATCATCGATTCCGGCTTCAGCGGAAGCGGCGTTATCAGGAGTGGCCTCTGCCACCGCATCATAAGCGGCAAGTATTGCGAGACGGGCCTGCAGCTCCCCTTGCAAGCCTTTCAGCCGGTTGGCGTTTTGTTCAAGCTCCTGCTGATAGAAGGCTTTCTGGGCGGCTGCGCGCTCATCCTCGCCCTTGCCGATCAACTGCAGCGCTTCTGCCCGCTTCTGTGTGGCCTCTACAGCATTTTCCGCGGCATTGGCTACATCCTGAGTGCTTTTTGCTTCCGCGGCGGCCTGCTCCTGGGCTTGCTCGAGATAGTTAAATAGCTTGCTGAATGCCGCTTCGGCGATTCCCAGAACGGCTATGCCCTGGATTGCTGAACCGATGGCCAGCACCGCGGTACGAGCCTGCTCGCTCGATGCAACCATTTTGGCGATTTCACGCGGCATCGTGATACCGAAATCATCACGCAGAAGCGAGAGCACGCCGCGCGTTTCCTGCATGTCACTGCGCATCTGGGCGGACATCTGCGAGGAAGACTTGGTGACCAAATCTTTTACAGAGTCCATGTCCGTCTGGAGCTGCGCTACGTTCGCACGCAAGTCGATGACGAGCGAGCCGATAGATTGTGAAGAACCAGCCATTTATTCCTGTGTTGCTTGTGCTGCTCGAAACACGGCGCGAACTTTGGCTGCGCTGAGTTGTTGTTTCACGCGCAGGCCGGGAAAGAAATCGTCCGGGCGGAGAGGCCTGCCATCATGGGGAACGGTGGCGGCGAAGATGGAGCATATCTGGCCAGCACGAAAATCCTCAAGCTTGCGATTGAATATGACGCGGTCCATCAGTGATCCAAGCGTGCGATGCGTGTTGCGTCCGAATTCATGCCCGCTAAGACCGAGGTCAATGAGAGCGATGGCCCTCAACTCCAGCAGGCTTAGCGGCTCGGAGGGTTTTCTTTGGGTTCCTCTTCAGGCGCAGGTTCCTTGAAGAAGTTGATCAGCGCCTGGCGCGTCTTCGTGGTGACTTCGGTCAGGTTTTTGGGCGTGATCATCTTGCCGATCTGAATGATGCTTAACTCAGGCGGCGAGACAATACGGCCAAATTCGTCAAACTGCACGTTTTCATCCTGGCTGAGAAGCTGGCAGAAAAGAAAAGCCCTTGTGTAGCGCGATGAATTCAGCAAGTTGCCTTTTTTGCCAAACAGGCTGAGCACTGAGACGCCGGTGATCTCTTCAAAAATGGCCTGGGCGTTGAAGTCAAAGACCAGTTCAAATTCGCGCTCGCGCATCTCGCCGCGCATTTCCTTGCACGGCGTGCGAAGTACGATTTTTACCGATGGCATGATGGGATGTTTTTCAGACATGGCTTTCCTTCAATGCGGGCTAACGCCCGAGCGTTTATAGACCGGTGATGTCGCCGGTGATTTTGAGCGAGATGGAGAGCGTGCGCTTGCCGGTAACCGGGTACTTTGGCTGGGCCTTGGTCACGTAAGCGGCGAAGCTGATCGGATCGGCTACATCATCGGGCAGAACAACCTGGAAATTGCGCTTGGTTTTTGTTTTGCAGTCAGTGATGAGGCCCTGATGCACAACATCGCCGCGGACATACTGAAGGTCGCAATCCACAGTGCCTGACTTGATCATTCCGATGATCACTTCTTCCATGCTGTTGACGGAGCCCATGTTTGAGGCGTCGATTGTGTCTGCTGTGATTCCGGGACCGCCGAGGTCAAGCATCTCGCTGACAGTGGTGAAGGTTTCGGGAGGTCCGTCCGCATTGCCGCGCTTGAGGAGCGTGCCAAACCCAGTTGAGGCTTTCGTGGTCATGGTAATTGTCCTTTAAAGATTGATTTCGTAAAAAAAGTGAGGGTCTTTGATAAAGAGGCAGCGTTAGGGCACGCGAATTACAGCGAACTTGACGGTTGCCGTGCTGGCCTGGAAATAAATATTGCCATCGGCCTGAACCCATCCCTGGCTGGCATTGCGGAAGTTGAAGACCGCGAATGTGCTGGCTGCCAGGCTGTAAGTGGCGATATCGGCGCTGCGGCCAAAACCATCGGGCTTCGTGGTAAGCGTGATCGTCTGCGAGGCGGCGTCAGTATTCTGGACCAGCAATACTTCCGTGCCGGTGGCGGCGAACTGATTCAGGTTCGTGGTGTCAGCAGCGGAGAAAGTGAAAGCCAGGTCGCCGGCGTTGACGGTTCCGGGATATGGACCTTTGGGTGTGAGGGGCGTGATCGACGTGCGAGCGGCCCAGGCGCAGATGGTGAGAGCGAAGGCCAGTAAGACCACCGCAATAATTTTCTTGTTACGCATTTCTTTGACTCCTGTTTAATTTTTCAGTTTTTGATTGGGGCTGGGTCGACGTAGACCACATCAAAATCGCAATGGCGCGCATAGAGCCGCGCTTCTATATCGAAATCGTCAATCATCTCGCCGCTCATGGATATCAGGCTGACCAGAACGCCGTTTGGTAGTTCGCCGGTAAAGCCGTGGAGCTTGAGCGCAATGGCGTCCATCACCTGCTGGCAAGCGTCGTACGTGGTATCGGCGGCGGAGAATTGAAAGCGCGCGCTGATAAGGCCGTCCGGGCCGGTCTGTACTAGCTGGCGACTTCCTCCAGCGCGCGCAAACGCTGCTGCCGGCAGCGTGGCTCGCTCGTCGATGTGGCCCGGGTATAAGCGGCAGTTGATACCACCTGCATCGGGAGCGAGCACAGCCTGTATATCTTGCGAGGCGTTCAACAGGCCGAAAAGTCCTTCTTCAATAGTTGCGGGCATCAGCTATTGGCTCGATTTATTGAGCTTCTTGGCCACTCTGGCGATTCCATCCGCAAGCATCTGACGGAAAGCGTCGATGGCGGCCTGACCTTTGCTATCAAGTGCGCGGCGCATGAATGGATTGGGCTTGTTGCCGGGATGATTGACTTTCTTGCCGAATACGTCCGTGGCGCTGGCCAGAGCTTTTTTACGTTTGATAACGATCGCGTGAACCGTGGTGCCGAGTTCTATAAAGCGAACGCGCCATGAGATTGCGCTGGATGGTCCCACATAAACTTCCGCTGCGGAGCCGATAGGATGCTTTTCCACCGCAACCACGATATTGTCTGCCGTGTGCTGGTCTGCCTTTGGGCGCGGGCCAATATCCTGCGAGCGCGGCGCCGTGGCTTCCATCTCATCGGCCAGGACCTGGCCGGCGCCATTCTTGAGCGCGTCCTGCAGTTCCTTGACCTGGAGTTCGATGGGAAACTGGCTCATCGAAGAATAAAGCTGGTCGCCGCCCGAAACGGTGAGATCGATATCAACCATTGAAACCCTAAAAATTCCTGCCAAAAACTACAAAGCCGGTGCCGGTAAGCATGCTGTTGCCGCCGTTGGTAACTATGACGACTGATGAAATCGCGGCAGAAGTATTGACCCATTCGCCGCCCCCCCATGTCATTGCACCAGCGGTGGCGGCCGTTCCAGTACCTACCTGGGAACGGATGTCGCATACTTTGCTTGTGGCGGCGCGGTTGCCGCAGGTGATGAAAACCGTGCGGGCTGTAGTGACGGCGTTCGGGCCCAGGCGCATCCTCACGCGATTGGTTGCGGTACCGCATCCGGTGGTACTTGAGCCGCATTCAACATCGCTCAGCGTTGTGCCGCCGGCAGCCACCTGAAGATGCCTATCCCAATAGTTCTGGCCGGTATCGCCATTGAAGCGCATCGAGGCGATATCGGTACCGGTATATCCGGTGACGCGCACGATGATGAACAGCACGTCCATCGTCGAGCTGAGAGTTACCGTTGACGTGGTGGAAGCGTTTGAAGCGAGAACGGTAGAACCGAGATAGACCCATCCATCACTGGCGGGAGCGCAACCTTGCGCTGCGCCAGTGGCGTCAACGCCTGTGGCGAACTGGCCTGCGGAGCAATCGCTGGGATTGGCTGCCAGCGCTGAAGCTGTGGCCACTGGAGTGACTACAGAAGCCTGGACGTTGCCGGCCGAAGGATTGCTGAAAGTGACGCTGCTGGAATCCTGGAAGTTGATGGGCGTTTGCGAAGTGGTATCGACGCCATCGACCTGGACTTCTGTCGAGGCGCCGCCTCCGGCCCCGGTCTGGTCCGCAGAGCAGGTAAATAATCCGGTAGTTGAATCATAGGCCGAAACCTTATCGGTTCCCGTGCAGGTTTTGGATATCGCAAGCTGCGGCGTGCCGGTTAAATCTGAATAGTCGGGCTGGGCTTTGGTGAATGCTCCGGTTGCCGAATTATAGGCGGTAAAGAACTGATGCGTTGTGGCCGTGGTGTTCGCGGGAAGCGTGGGCGTTCCGCTTACCTGGCCGTATGCCACGGTGCTGCAGGTCGACGTGGGCGCGCCGTCGGCATTAAGGGTAAACGCGGTTACAAACTGATTGGTGCATCCGGTGGGCGAGCCGGTCCCGCTGGCCGCTCCGGTGCTGGCGACCATATCCGTCCCGTTCCACTTGAAATATCCGCCCGTTGCCGTGGGATGCGCGAGCCGTTGCCAGGTGGGAGTAGCGCCGATAGCGAATATGCCATCTCCGCGGACTGCGCTTGCCGGCGTGGTGTCTCCATGCGTGGCGCTCAGAAGATTGTGAGATGTAACGCTGGTGAGGCATGTGCCGCACGTTAATGTGAGCGAATTACCCAGAGAAAGCGAGCCACCACCGCCAAGGGGCGACGTTGTATTGACGGTTACAGCGCCGGAGCCAGGGAGATCACCGTTGCCGATCGCGGCGAAAGCCGGAGCAGCGGTTGATGCGGTGTTGTTACCAAAGAATGTATGCGCCGCGGCGGTCGATAGCGTGAATGAAAGCGTCGGCGTTGTGGTGGCTGTGGCCACCGAAGTCGTGAACAGAGGACTGAGCGCGCCTGCACTGAAACTTGAGACCGTACCTCCGCCTCCTCCGGCTGCCGTGCCCCAGCTCAGCGTGGTTCCGTTGGTGGTAAGGAAGAGCCCGGAATTTCCAGTCTGCGACGGGAAATCGCTCAGATCGGCCGTTGCTGGCTGCGCTTTGGTAAATGCGCCAGTCCCCGAGTTGTAAGCCGTGAAAAAGTTGTGAGCCGTGCTGGTAGTATTTGACGGCAGCGCCGGCGTTCCGGTCAAATCTGAATAATCAGGCTGCGTCTGCGTGAATAAACCGGTGACGGAGCTATAGCTGTTCAGCCATTTATGTGAGACATTGGCCAGGGTGGCCGGAAGCGTTGGCGTTCCCGTGAGATCGGAATAATCCGGCTGCGCCGAGGTAAAAAGCCCGCTGCTGGAAGTGTAAGAATTCAGGAACTGGTGCGCTGCCGAGCTTTTGGTGACGGCAAGCGTTGGCAACCCGCTCAGATCGGTATAAGCCGGTTGTGATTGCGTGAATAGTCCGGTAGTGGCGTCATAGCTGTTGAGCCACTGATGCGCGACATTGGCTATGGTCTGCGCGAAGACGCCGGGCAGGTCCGCCGTGGTGATGGAGACGAAGCCAGGCGCTCCGGAAGTTCCGGTATTGTTTCCGAAAAACTTGTGCGCCGCTGCATTGCTCAGGGTGAAGCTCAGAGCAGGCGTGCTGGTGGCCGTGGCTACCGACGTCGAAAATAATGGCGATAATGTTCCAGCGCTGAATGATGTGACTGTGCCCGATCCGCTTCCACCGGCTGCGCATGTTGCCCAGGATGTGTGTCCGCTGACGTCAGTGGTGAGACACTGACCGGCAACGCCTGGCACCACGCGCGAGACAGGGAGATTGCCCTTGGTGCGCGAGAGATCGAGTTGCTGCGCAGCAACAAAAGTTGACGATGCAACAAATGTTGCGATCGCGATCAGAATATTAATAAGTGTTTTCATGATCAGGAATCAGTAGAAGGACCAGATTTGATCATCTGCCAGCGGCGCGACGGCGAATGTCACCTGGTTGCCGACGAGCGTATAGCCCTGACCCGGCAAAAGCTGTTCGCCGCCGATATAAACTTGCAAAACATTGGGATCCGGCGCGGTCGGCAGCGTGAAGACGGTGCGATTGCCGTCGACGGCCTCATTGAAGTTCTTGCGCGAGAATCCTGCCGGCAATGCAATCCCACTTGAGACTTCGGCGGTGCCACCGGGAAGATTGAGTTCCTTGCAGAGCACGGTCATTTCATGATGGCGCTCTTCTTTATCCATGATGGCGAGTACTTCAAAAACGCGGTTGCGTCCGGAGCGCGTGTCCGCCCAGAAGATACGCATATCAGGCAGGATCTGGCCCTGATAGCGGATGGAAATCTGGGTGGTGATTTCTGCGTTCAATTTCTGCGCGCTTAAAAGCTCACGTCCCGTCATGGGCGTGAAGCCGGCGCGGACCGTGGAAACTTCAGCAAAGGTATTCTGCGTTGCTCCGCTTGATGTCCGAGCGGTCACCTGCTGCTGAATGATGACCTGATAACGAAGCTTGCCGGATAGCATAGTTTAGGAAGCTGGCATGGCCAGCAATTTAGTTCCTTCGGCTCGCGATTTCACCGCTCGCTCAGGATGACAACAGGAGAGACCGCGATATAGCGCGGTCTTAATTTGTTATTGTTCCCAGAAATGCTGAATGATGTATGGCTCAATGAGCCAGAGTGCAGTCTGCGGCACCTCCGCGATCACCGCTCGCGTTTCACTGACCACAACGGACTCGCGGTTTTCATACGAGTGCGCCACCACCTGCTTGATGGCCATCTTGATTTCTTCAGGAACAGTGCTCCCGTCATCGTCATAGCCAGACTTGTATTGAATCTGCACGGCTCCCATCTGGCGGAGCGTAGCCGGCCACGTGGAGTTATTGGTGGACTGAATACGTGCGGGCTCGCTATCTGAGTCGACCAGGTAAGTGTTGGCATTAAGAGTGATCAGCGTCTGGCCTGTTGGATCGGTGGGATCCATGTATTTGATGGAGTCCACATCAATCATCGGTGGCCGCGGGATAACGATTGGCTGGAAGCCCACGGGAAAAGCGCGCTGATGGAACCATGGAAAATGATCGAGCGTGAAGCGCCATGTCTGTTGAATGAGCGCGCGTTGCATTTCATTTTCCAGCCGGCGGCGTGCTGCCTTGATCAGCAATGGAATATAAGCGTCATCAGTGCCGTCAGTGACGCTCATGTGCGCCTTGGCATCAGCCAAGGAAACCGGCTCAACCGTCGCGTCAGTCACCTGCTTGAGCGCCCAGCGCGGACGCGAATCGGCCGGCGTAATGGTGCGCATCTGAGAACTGGAGAAATATGTCATCGGGAAGAAAACCAGAGCGAAAATAAAAAGGCGGACGGCTTTCATCCGCCTTCAGGATGGACCTAGTTGGAATTCTTCTTTTTTGCCGCTTTGGCTTTTTCAGCCGCGAGCTGTTTGTTTAATTCGAGATCGTTGACGTTGCCGTCACTATCGCGAGTGATGGTTGGGTTGGCAACGGCGTCTTCGTGCGTATCGACTACGCCTTCAAAGCTCTTGAGGTGCTTGGCGTCAAATTCAACGACTTCACCCGGGACAGCATCTTCAAAAGCGGGATGCCGTTGCAGCAGCTTGCCCTGGATTTTGCCCTTTACAACTTTCGGCGCAGGGGCGGCGCTAACATTGTCTTTTTCTTCAGCCATTTCTTTTTCCTTTTACTGCAAAATTTGTGGTGCGCCTTTAGCGCTGGTTTTTGAGTGATGGCGGGCGATTTTTCACGCCCGCCAATCAGTTCTATGTCGCGGAGTTCTGGAAATACTGGATCGGGTGCGTTCCAGCATCGACCAACTGACCGTCATAGCGTGCGAAGACCAGGAACCCGACCTGGCCCACGTCGGCATAGCGCTCAGTGAGGCGCAGGAGCGTCATATCCATAACGCGGCGGATCTTGTACTTGTCGAAATCGCCGAAGAGGATGGATTTGGAGTTGGCGGCCATGGCTGCCATGTCCTGGTTGATGGTGTATGGATAGCCGATGATGGTGTCCGGGGAAACCTTGTCCGGATCCAGAACCGAGCCCGTATAAGGCAGCCACAACGGACGCTGCTGGCCGTCTTTCAGCTTCTTGATGACTTTCAGTGAACTGTCAGCCAGCATGAAGCGCGCGGTGGGATTCATGCGGTAGCCCGGATCGACGGCATGGACCAGATCAACCAGATCGTCATAGATCACGGTGAGGGTTTCACCGGTGATACCGACCTTGCCGGCGGTTGCTCCAGTCACGGCGCCGGTGGGCTGACCGGATCCGGTGCCCGTGGTGAAGTGCTGGTTGGCGATGCGTCCGATACGCTGGCCGAGCTTGAGCGCCAGGAATTTATTGAGATCGAAATACGAATCCTGGAGCAATTCGATTGGCACCAGCACGATCTTGGAGCTGTATTTGAAGGCGTTGAAGGTCACCTGGCCGAAGGTGACATCCTGCTGCGCGGCAGTGGTGTTGATGCCGAGCAGTTCGCCGACGTTTGAAGTGTCGTTATCGGTTGGCCATGGGAAGGCAGCCCCGGTTGCAGTGTCAAACACGTACGATGCCTGTAACATGCCGCCGAAAAGCTTGATGGCGTCATCGAGTTGATCGCTGAAGCCTTGCGGGATCAGGAATCCGCCGCCGCTGGTGGTAACGGTCAAAGCGGCCTTGATATGCTGCTGGCCGGTGGCCTTGTCCGTGACGAAGCGTGAGCGCATCAGCTTCTGGTCATCGGCATTGAGCCCTTCCATTCCGAAACGTACGAAGTGATTGAAGGTTTTGTTGACGTGCTTGTTTTCTTCCTCGGTGGCTGCGCGATCGCCATCGCCGCCGGCGTTGATGGGGCTGTGTCCCGGCTCAACCGTGGCATTCATCTCGCCGTCGAGTTTTTCCTGTTTCTGCTCGCGCTGGATTTTTGCCGATGCCTTTTCCTGATCGGCATCCATGGCGTTCCACTGGCGATCTTCGTCCGTGGTGAGATCGCGTTTTTCCGCATTGGCTTTATTGGTCAATGCGCGCATTTTTTCGATGATGCTAAGCCGTTCGGCCTGCATTTCCTTGATGGTCATTGGAATTTGTCCTTAAGATTTTTTGTTTTTCTCGGGAGTGTTTGCGCTGGATGGGTGTGGCTCTAACCTGAGTAACACTTCTGACGCGGCGCATGGCTCAATCCGGAGACAGCGCTAACAAAACAAGGCGCCCGAGGAGCGCCCTGCAATGAATCTTTTTTGAAAGCCGGTTAGCTCAGCAGTTGTTTAATCCTGAGCATGCGAACACGGTGATTGTGAGCGGCAGCGGCGATGGCTTCCTTCTCTGCATTCCCGGAGTCAGCGCCATTTTCCACCGGCTTGGTTGGAGCGGGTTCAACGTGAGCGACGGCGCCATCCGTCTCGTTGTTTTCAGCCTGCGGCTTCATTGATTCCGGCGTGTTTTTGAATACCGAGAGGTCGAATTTAGCGGAAACAGATTTTGCTTTTGCCTGTGTGCTCATATCGGGCGTGGTGATCTTATCTGCCAGTCCGCAATCCTTGCAGTCCTGCGCTGTCAGCCAGGTTTCGGCATCGAGCAGCGCCTTGAAATCGTCTTCCGATCCGGAATAACGGCGCATATAGGCTGGCAGCATGGAATCGCGGACTTTATCGAGCGTGTCCGCGCATTTGCGCATGTCATTGGCGTCACCCAATTCAATGGACCAGGGATTGTGAATCATCATCATGGCGTTATCGCCCATGCTGATGGTTGTGCCGACCATGGCGATGAACGACGCTGCAGAGGCCGCCAGACCATCGATATAAACATCGACCGGGACGCCGCTCTTTGAAAGCTGGCTATAGATTGCGCTGCCTTCAAACACATCGCCTCCGGGAGAGTTGATTCTGAGCGCGATGCGCGAGACTGGCCCCGCGGCGCGGATTTGGTCGGCAACGTCCTGCGCGGTGATACCGCCGCCGGTCCAGAAGTCATAGCCGATCTCGTCATAGATCAGCATCTCCAACTCATTGGCTGCATTTTTTACGGCCGAGAAAATCCCTTTACGCTCCTGTTGGGCGCGCTTACTTTTGAATTTCATGATCTTGTTTCCTTAAGAGGCCAGGGCATCAATGGCGCTGGCAAATTCCGAATCTGTAATTGCTTCCACCTGTTCAGCGGTCCAGGACTGAGAACGTTTGGTTAGCTCAGCGCAATAGCTGGAGAGAAAACCTGCTGCGGCATCAGAACGTAGCTGGCCGCAGAGAACGAGCAGCGTGGGCATGATCACGCTATGAACAAATGGACCGTTCCGCCTGCTCAATTCACGATTAACGATTCTGCCGATGGCGTCACGGAATATGGGCTTGACTACGGCAGCCTGCTCTTGTTGCCGTTTTTTATTTTCTTCAGGATTTGGCTGGTTTGGCGGAGGAAGATTATTTCCGCCGGCGCTTTCAGTTCCTTCCGCTGGTTTTGCAGGTTCTGGCGCAGCTAGCTTATCGAGCGCTTCTGGCGTGGTCATGTTTGCCGGCACGATGTACATGCTGCCGGCTATGCCGCCGATAGGGTTCTTGTTCTCCGCTTCCGCCCAATCGTCTGCGCTGATGACGCCGTTCTGGCGCTGGATCTGATAGCCAAGCTGGCGTGAAAGGAAGTCGCCGCGAAGGAGATCATCGAGATCAAACTGCACAAAAATATCAGTGCCGGCGAAAAGCTTCCAGTTTATTTCCTGTTCCCATCGCACGAGCCAGGTGCGCATGCAGTGCTTGGCGAATTCAAGGTCCTGCTGCTCAATGTTTGAGAATGTTGCGTTCTCAAGATCGCCGATCATGTGCGGCGGAACGCCAAACCAGCCACATATCTCTGAACGCTGGAATTTGCGCGTCTCCAGGAATTGCGCGTCTTCAGGGGGAACCGACAGCGGAGTGTATTTAGCGCCTTCCTCGAGCAGGACGGTTTTGTGGGCATTGTCAGCGCCCTGATATTTCTCGTCGAATGAATGCTTGAGGTTTTCCCGCGATTTTTCAGACAGCCGTTGCGGATACGAAAGAACGCCGCTGAGCTTGGCCCCATTGGCGAAGAAGCGCGCGCCGAATTTTTCCGCCGACAGGCCCAGCCCGATGCAGTTGCGCGCATACCCTACAACCGAAAGAGCGCTGACCCCGTTGAAGCTGAGGCCAGGAATATAAAGCATGCTATCCGGAGCGATATCACGCGCGCTCCCATCCGGCGTGTCATATGTCCTGAAGCGAAAACCTTTTTCATCGCGGACTGGCGAAGTAAGGGAAGAGAGCAGCGGCCAAATATAGGTCGCGCGGCCAGCGTTGTCATATTGAATCTCGCTATATCCGGCGCCGGTAAGAAGAGTGTTCAACATGACTGACTCACGCCAGACCATGGAGCTCATCTGTGGATTGGGGCGGTCATGCAGCACGGGATAAATGCGGTTATCTACTAATTCATCCTTGCCGCCTGATTTGCGTCGCTTAAAAGTTTTTAGCGGAAGCGAGCCGAGTGTGCCGGCGATGACGCGCATGCAGGCAAACACTGCCGCGTAGCGCATGGCCACATCCGGGCTGACCATGATGCCGCTTTCTGACGGTCCGCCGCCGCGCGCTGCAATAGCCTCACCGATGGCTTCCCAGCCAAGAGGCACATTGGGATCCTCAATGGAGCCGGCAAATATCTGTTGAATGCGATTAAGAATCAATCAGAGACCTTGGTTCGATGTCTTCCGCAGATGGCAAGCACCACGTCTGGAGCTCCAACGATCAGCGCTCCAACCATGAGTGAACCGCCAACGAACATGAGCGCAAGCGATGGCGACCACCGCCAGAGACCAACGGCAACAAGCGCGCATCCGGCGATGAACGCGATCTCAGCGCCATAGGACTTAAGAGCCTGACGATGGTGCGGCTGAGAGCGGTGATGAGAGCAACGCCGCCATCGATACGCTCACGGCTTTTTTGTTTGTCTGGCATGATGGCGCCGCTGACATCTTTTTTTACGACAATGTTGGAAATGCACCAGCGCAGGACCGGATTACCGTCGTGCCGGATACGTTTGGTGTGGATCAAAACTTCAAGTTCGGTGCTGGGACTGGTGAGATAGGAGATGCGCTGCGGTACCTGCACCATACTGAAACCGTCAGACTCGAGCTCCTGGCCGAGTTGCTGGCAATTCCAGGGATCAAAACCGATTTCCTCAATGTGAAAAAGCGTGCCGAGAAAATTAATGTCTTTGCGGACGGTGGCATAATCTACGCCGTTGCCAGGCGTGGGCTTGATATATCCGCCGCCCAGAGCCTGTGGCGTGGCGACTTTTTCAGGATCACTCCAGACGTCATAAGGGACGCGATCATTCTTGGCGCGGCCGAGAATATTTTCTTCCGGTACCCAGAAGAAGGAAAGCACGCGTCCGGATTCCGGGAAATGAAGTTCGAACGCGGTGAGATCGATCTTGTTCGACATATCGAGCGCGCCGTAACAAGATTGGCCGCGGAGATCCTCAAAAGAGTACTCGTCCTGGCATTCATCCCATTTTTCAATAGAAAGCCAGCGCTTTGCGGCTTGCAGCCAGAGACAGAAATTAAGGCGCTTGACCAGAGCTTCCTTGGTGGGAATGCCATTGGCTTCCGCCACCAGTTCACGAAGATATTTAGCCTGGATTGAAACGCCAAGGTTGGGGTTGGCCTTGAGCCAGACGCGCTCATCACGATAGTCGTCACACGATTTGCAGGATGATGTTGGCTGCGTTTTGCCTTCTGCTCGGCAATCCTCACAGGGATCAAGTCCGCACACGAAAGCAAACCATGTGTCATTGGGCGTAACTTCACGCAGAACGCTTTCAGAATATTCATGGTGGTGATAGCAGACGGATTCGCGGTCTTCACCCGAATTGGTAATTTCAACAATGAGCGGCTGGCGGCGATTTTTAAAGCCGGCGCGAAGCTTGTCAATGAGCAGAGAGCTTGGATGCTCATGCACCTCGTCAGCCAGGACCATGTGCGGCCGCGGACCGTCAATGCCCTGCGTGTCTGACGATATGAGACGAAAGAATGAAGCCGATTTGAGATGCGCGATATTGTCCCGGTTGACCTGAAGACGCGCGTTAAGCCATGGCGAATTTTCAACCATGAGCTCGGCTTCACGAAAGAGAGTTTGTTTGGCCTGGTCTTTTTTTGTGGCGCAGACGTAGACTTCGGCAGCGGTTTCCTTGTCGCCAAAGATTCCGAAGAGTCCCATGGAAGCGGCGAGCGGCGATTTGCCGTTGCCCTTGCCGATCTCAATGAACGCAGTGCGAAAGCGGCGTAAACCGCCTGAGTCCATCCAGCCATAAATGTTGGCAAAGCAAAACTGTTCCCAATCCGAAAGATGAAACGCGCTGACGCCTTCACCCGTGACCAGATTGAAGACGCGCGGCCAAAGCTGGATGACGCGCGAGGCAGCCTGCTGGTCAAAGCGGAGACCGCGCTGATGACCGAGAAGAAGATCATTGAGATGGCGGATGACCGCGAGCCGGACAAGTTCGCCGGTGACAATTTTGCGATCGATGACGCCGAGAATGTATTGGTTGAGAGCACTGAGTTTGGGATGGCTGGCGCTGAGGATGCTACTGGTTGAGGAGTGCGTCCACTTCGTCTTCTGGGGAATTGTCATCTGTGGGGCTGGCGTGGACTCTGGTGCGCGCGGCCGGCGAAAGTCCGAAATCAGAAGCGAAGGCGCGCATGGCCTTTTTCATGTCGCTGGCGATGGTGCAGGCAGGATTCTTTTTAAGACGATTGCCTACGACGTCGCCCGCGCGGTTGACGATTGGTTCTTTTACGAGTTGGCCATATTCTGCGATGAGCGCCTGAGCATCTAGCCAGTCCGCGTAAGACTGGCAGAAGCCTGCGAACTCTGCGCCGTCTGCTATGGTGAGAGTGCCAAGCTTAAGCAGGATTGGCGCTGTGCGCTCCCACATACGCTGGGCAGCTTCGCTCAGACCGTCTGGCATTTGGGGAATGCCGGCGTCTGGCTGTGGCTCGTCAGGATTGACAGGCCGACGGCCTGGGTTGCCGGCTAGGAGCTTAAGCTTTGTTGGTTTGGGTGGCGGACCAGGCATTAACGGCCAGAAAGTGTGTGGTTTGAAAAATTCTATCTTGCGACTGTTTGCGCGCGACTTGGGCGGGGTCTCGCTTGTTGAGGTACTAGAAAATCGACCCACCCCTACCCATGTTATTGATAGCACACAACTTGCGGCCATTTATTAATTGCCAACGCTTCGCTGATCGCATGATCATCACAGGAGAGGTGTAACTTGCGCTTGTCATCGGCATCCTGCCAGAACAGAGTCTTGATATCGCACTCGCAGTCATGGACGAAAGTAACTGTTTGCTCCAGTAACGTCTTGCGCGTGTGGTCGCCTTTGCACAATCCCCAAAGGTTTTCTTCGCTATCAGTTCCGCCTGCATCTTTCGGGACAACGTGATCAATCTGCTCCGTAACCTTAACGCATCCACGTCCAAACGGATCTCGACACATCGGATCGCGCCGCATGATACGTGGTCTGATCCGGTGTGACCAGTTGTAGCCATAGCCACGCGTCGCGCTGCTGCCACGATGGTTGTCAAATATCTTTGACGCCGTCTGCGCATGCTCAGCGCAGTAACCGTTCTTCACTGCCTTTTTCGCGCACTTGCCTGGAAACCGGCATCCACTTCCTATCCGATACGGCAAAGCTAATCGCCGACTTTAAATTTAAGCGCATCGCCGCTCATAAGTTTCAACAGCATGATCATCGTCAACCTCACTCTAATTGGCTTCGCCATTCACGCTGTTCCAATCCTGATGCCACGGTCCGCGCAGCGGCAAACCGCTTTCCTTATTCCTTCCACTTGTTCCACCGCTTCACGCAATCCCGCGTCGTCGATCACAACTTTGTCAGCCAGAAACAACCGGCCATCATCATCGAATTGGAATTCGTGCGCGAATCTCATTGATCTTGTCCATCAGCACAGTCCAGCAAAACCACCAAACAATCCATAACCAAAAGGCTGATAGGAATACACGCTGCCGAGCCATTGCAAACCGCCATTAACTCGCAAGCTTCTCTTGTGTTTTTTGCGTTGGAAACGAGTCATAAACTTTTTGCGCCGGCCGCTTCGCGCATATCGGATAGCGATCGCAAATCCGCTCCGTCGCAGCCAGCAGCGCCAGCCACTTTGCCGGCGAATCCTTCACTGATTGCTCCGTTTGCGTTCCGGAACGTAGCCAGGCCGGTTGCGCTCAATCTCATTAACCGGACACACATGCCGCGAATTCCGCGGCGCACCACATTTCTTGCATGTCTTCAGCGCCGTCAAATGGCGTTTGTTGTGGCGTGGCATTTCAGTCGAAACTCTCTTCTTCCGTCAGCCGCTCGGTGTAATCACGCGGCCATTGCATCCGTTTTGAGAGTGCCGTTGGAAAAATGCTGAATGGCGAATCGAAATAAGCGCCTTGTGCCGGCATCGGTGGACAGATTGTGACTTTCGGCGCCACACGTAACTTTTGTTTTTCATCGCTCATATTGAACGAAGATTTCAGACCAACTGAAATGACGGATTGCCAGGCGCGCCATTTCGCGGCGTCTGGTGAACAACTGACCATCCGATTTTTACGTTCGGCAAAATACGTTCGCCGGCGCTTACCACGTATCGCTTTACGAGCGCCGCTTTGCCGCGATTGATTGGCCGTATTTCTCCGCTGGCTTTTCCTTCTTCGAACTGTTCACGCGTAATGAAGAATGACGCGGCCGCATCGCAATTCTGGCCTTCAATAAATGCCGGGACTGATTTTTCTCGTCCGCCCATATGCTTGATCTTTTTTAGAGACACGTCTGGATTTAGCCTGTTTCGGTGATTGCAGAAGTCGATAGCCCGCTTCGCTTA